AGGCGGGATTCGCAAGTCTCACGGTGATGATGCGCTTGTAAACGCTCTGAGGGATTGTGTGAAGGCAAAGCCGTTACAGCCTTTGGAATGGCTGGCAAAGGCACTTCCCCCAATGGGAGCAAAGGGAAAACCTAACAAGCAAGAGGCGTTAGAGCAGCGAAACAAAGAAATTGCAAGGGCATGGGCTTCAAAAGATAGCGAGGTAATCAATGAATCAATCTGAAAAACATCGGTTTAGCGAACTGATGACTGACGTAATGGCGTATTACGGCAAGGACACCAGCGACTTTATGCTCTCGCTTTGGTGGGATGCTTGTGCAAACTTCAGCTTTGAACAGGTTTCAAAGGCTTTGAACGCCCATGCAAAGGACGCGGAGCGCGGGGTTTATGCGCCAAAGGTTGCGGACATTGTGCGACAGCTTGAGGGCACTTCCACTGACCGCGCTGGAATTGCATGGGGCAAGGTTTTGGGAGCTATCAGTGCAGTAGGAGCCTATCAGGATGTTGTTTTTGATGACCCTGCTATCCATGCTGCTATTGTGGATTGTGGGGGCTGGACTAAGGTTTGTCGTGGTGAACTGGCGGAACTTAGTTACTTGCAGCACCGATTCTGCCAAGCCCACAAGACGTACACAGAGCGCCGCGAGTTTGAATACCCTAAACAGCTAAGCGGTGACCGCTCACCCGATTCTGAGTATCTGAAATACGGGCGACCATTGCCGCGCCCTGCATTGGTTGGAGACATTGAGAAAGCAAAGCGCGTATTGATGGAAGGCGGCGAAGGTGGGCCAAAGATAGCTTTTAACGTGTCTGAGCAGGCGCTTATGTTGATTGATGCAAGGGTAAACCCCAATACCCAAAGCAGTCCGTTAAAAGTACAGTGAAGTTTTAGGAGTGAGATATGACTGATTACCACAATGGCGAAGAAGCCTACCGTTTGGCCGCATGGCTACAAGAAGGCGCATTTCACAAGATGACGCTTGGTGACGTTGAAAAAGCAGGCCGATTGCTTATCAAACTACAAGAGCGACTTGTAGAGATGGAGAAAGAATACGACGCAAGCATGGTTCACCAAAACAACCAATACAACCGGCGTGTTTCTGAGCGTGATGCACTTGAATTGCGCTGTCATCAATTGGTTTGTGAGACCGCCAGATATGCAGCGGAAATATCACTTGGCAAGTCGGCAACCATCAAGCTGTCCATGGCTCTTGATGAGGCGCAGTCTCAAAGCGATAGACGCGCCGCCTTGTTGAGGCAATATCATTTGGGACATAAAACACCGGCCTTGTTTGAGGCGGTAGAAAAGGAGATTAGATGACAACAAGAGGCGCTGAAATGATGAAGGAAATTCATCAAGATGTTTTGGACATTGGCAAACAAGCATTGGATTTGAAGGCGCGTTGCGAAGCATTGGAGCTTGCATTGCGAGTTGAGCGTGGCGCAGCAAATTCTTATGCCAGACAAGTAGCCCACTGGATTGGCAAGCACGATGCGCTTTTGGAGCAACAGCTAGATGCAAACAAGACTGTTAAGCAATGTATGGATTGTTTGCACTACAACGAGCCATTAGCCAGTCAAAATTGTGCATCGTGCATTCATGGTGGAAACGTAGAAGATAACTTCGTTTCACTCGGAAAGGAATACGAATGACAACCTATTTTGTGAACCGTGAACTTAGTGCGCGAGCTGATATGAATTTTACGATTGATATACCGCCTGAAATTGAAAAATTAGGTAATCAATCAATAAAGTCTTACATAAAGGCCAATAGCGAATGGCGTGATTATGTGGAAATTGATGTTGATTGCATAATTTTTGAAAAGGATTCGGAATGAATGAAGAACTTTTAACAGCCATTCGTGATCTGGCTATGCGTTCACTTAGAGGCGAATGGTGGCAGCCGTATGAACTTCATAGAACAACTGGGAACAGTGATGCTGAATTTATTGCAGCTATGTCGCCAGAGTTGGTGCTTGACCTTGTGTATGAAATTGAGCCATGAACCACCCCGAAGCCCATAACCTACTAGACCAACGCAAAGCAGGCGCAGACCTACCCGCGCATGTGGTCAATCAAGCGCTATTCCTGACCGGCGACCTGAGCGAAAACGAGTTACTAAGGGTTTCCCCTAATACCCAACATAACAAAACTAACAATAATCGGAATCTTCCTAACGGTAATTGGACTGTCTAGGCTAATCGGAAAAATCTTAGGAGGAATAAATGCAAGTAACCATTAAGCAGCAAGCCGCAGAGATTGAGCGCAAAGGCATCGAAGTGATGATGGCGCTTTCAAAGCAGCAAGACCTTGCCATTGCGTGTGAGCAGCTACGGGCCGAGCGTGACGCAGCCTTAGCAGAGATTGAGCGGTTGAAGGCTGACATTCAGACGCACCAGCGTTCATTCGCTGCGCTCAAGTCTGACACTGACGCCCTTCAAGCCAAGCTCGCCGCGATGGAAGCGGTGGATCAGCCATGAAAATCCAAGACCTATTGCGCCAGTGCGCTGCCAATCAAGCAAGCACAGACGGAAAGACGTACCACCCGTGCCGCGCAAAATCAGCAGAAAACACCTTTCTGACTGAGCGCATTAAAGCAGCTTGGAAGGTTTTAACAGGCAAGGCTGATGCCGTTGAATGGGGATATTGGGAATGAAAGATATTTTTATTTTTATTGGGTGCATTGCTGCGGCTATTTTTATTTTTGTGGTGTCTTTTGTTTGGAGCTTTTGGGACCTTATATGAAACAACTGATTCTGAAAATAACCCACCGCATGTGGAACCGCGAAATCTCTCGAATCCTATGCCGAGCCTACGAAAAGCAAATCATCAACAGCTATCAGCTCCATGAGCTTCTTGCAAAGTTTGACCCAACGCAGAAGCACGAGGTTTACAAATGACCACCGAGAACATTGAAAACCACATGGCTTACACATGCAAATGCGGTGGCGTGAACTTTGCCTTGCTCAAATCTGGCGGCATTGAATGCAACAAATGCAGCAGCCAGCTTGATGGCGTTAAGTGGTGGGCAGGCGGCATGGGCGCGCAACTCGCCAGAGCTATCAAAGCAGAAGACCAGCGTGACGCCCTGCAAGCCAAGCTCGCCGCGATGGAGCCGGTGGCGTATTTTGGGTCGGCTTACGTCAATGAGAACGGCGTACACGTCACAACAGTGCTTGGCCCTGTCGCAATTCCGCAGGACGCAAAGCTCTACACAGCACCCAAGGCGCAACCAGATGACTCGGACATAAACCAAGTTCACGAGGCCAATGCGCAGGTTACTTACGCCCCGATTGTTTACAACGCAGCACCCAAGGTGGCACAACCGCTGACGGATGAGCAAGTGCGCAAATGGTGGGCAAGTGAGAACGGCCTAGAAGATTGCTGCATGTGCAAGCTGGATGACTTCAGTCAGGTGGTTCGTGCAGTTGAAAGCAAGCACGGCATAGGAGGCCAGCAGCCATGACCAAGCTACTCCGCACAAAGTACCTACGCATCAAGTGGGAACCGCGATGGCCTGCGCTTGGCATTGGCTTTTACGGCGGGAAGTATGGACGCCAGTTCATTGTGCTGTTTGCGCCACTCGTGATCGAAATTGGAAAGGATATTAGATGACCAAAGAGCAAGTAATCGCAATGGCTCGGGAGGCGGGTTTTTCAATGGAGAACTCTGCCGCAATACAGGCGGCGGAACGCTTCGCCACTCTGGTACGCAATGCCGCGCTGGAGGAGGCTGCGCAGAAGTGCAAGCAGTTAGAGATCGCAATTGATGGCGGTGGAAATGCGTATTACAGGCCAGCCGATGCGCGCCAGTGTGTTGCCGCCATCGAATCTCTCAAGGAGCCGACACCATGACGCCCACCGAAAAAACACAGCGCAAGTGCTACAGCGTAGATGAAGAAACCTTCAACTGCGATTCACTTGAGGAATTGATTGATGACAACGGCCTTGAAGTCGGCGCGACCTACTGGGAGGCTGATGCTGTTGAAATCAGCCATGCCGACAACATCGATGTACATGGCATCCTCGAAAACATGGACGAGCGCCTATACGAGGAAGTTGGAGAAATTGCCGACTGCGATTACACCGATGTTCCGCAGGAGGCAAAAGACGAGCTGGCTGCGCTGATTGCTGGCTGGGCGGCAAAACACGTCAACCTGCGTTACTGGAAGGTGCGCAATGCCAAGGAATTGAAGGTGACTTCGGAGGATGCGCAATGAAGCGATACACCTACACGCTAAACCCTTGGCTCATTGGCCCTTACTCGGTTCAATTCTGTTCACTTGATTGGATGCACTAATGGCACACGAAGCAGGCAAAGGATCGGCACCAAGACCGACAGACATGGAAGAATTCCGCAAAAACTGGGAACGAATTTTCGGAGATAAGAATGCACCCCCTAGCAACACTCCGAAGCAGGATGATCGACCACATCCTGTACCTAAAAAAGATTGACGAGGACTACGCACGATGGGCACTCAAGAATTACGAAACGATGTTTCCAGAGCTAGAGCTAATCAAGGGAGTGACGGAAGCATTACGCTCCCTTGGCCCCCCAAAGAACTAAGCCCGAACGCTCGATTGCACTGGAGCAAGAAAAGCAAAGCCGCAGCAACTTACCGACAAGCCTGTTACATGCTGGCAATACAGGCCGGTGCGAAGGCTGGGATACCGTGGGAGGGGGATATACACCTATGGATTGATTTCTACCCGCCAGACCGCCGACAGAGAGACGATGACAACATGATTGCAGCCTTCAAGAGTGGGCGCGATGGGCTGGCGCAGGCATTTGGAGTGAATGACAAGCGGTTTAGGACACACCCATACGTCAAAGACCAGATTGGCGGGATGGTGAAGGTGCGATTTACAAAAGGGCCAGAAATATCTAAAACCTAGGGTTTCCCCTAATTCGCAAGCCTAAAAAAGTGCTAGACAATACAGACAACTAACCGGAGCGAGCATGAAAAAAATTGAAGTAAGCGAATCCGCACTGCAAACCATCAAAGTAATGGCAGTAGAGCGCGAACAAGAAATTGAGCTATTGCGCGAAACTCTGCGAGCAATCAAAGACATTGCCCAGAATCAGGATGTTGGCAAGGCATGGGCGACGGTGGAGAACCTTTGCAATCAGGCGCTATGCGGGTAACACTGCATATATAATATGAGTATGGCTACCTTTAGCGGGGGAAAAGCGTCTCATCAACGCCTGCCATATTTTTCACGATGACTATCCACTCTGATGAGGTGCGACATGCCAAAAAAGCAATCTGACATAACTGGTCAAAAATTTAACATGCTTACCGCTGTTGAATTTGTTGATAGGGGTTCAAGTGATCAATACTTTTGGAAATTTGTATGTGATTGCGGAAATTTTGTTACTGTTAAAAAATCAGTTGTTTTTCGTGGTGTAACAAAATCATGTGGTTGTATAAGAAAAATTAAAGCCTTGGAGTCAATCAAAAAGCATGGGATGACAAATGCCAAAATATATAAAACATGGTCATCAATGATTCAGCGGTGTAAAAATGAAAAAAATCCTTTTTATCATAGGTACGGAGGAAGAGGAATTACCGTTTGCGAAAGCTGGCTTAAATTTGAAAATTTTTATAAAGACATGGGTGATAGGCCATTTGGTTTTACGCTTGATCGAATTGACAACAATGGAAACTATGAACCTACAAATTGCAGGTGGGCTACAGGCACAGAGCAGGGGTTAAACAAAGAAAAAACGGTAAAAGTTTTGTTTAATGGCGAACTCTTGCCACTAATGTTAGTTGCTGAAATTCATGGAAAAAAATATGCGCCTGTGAAAAAGAGAATTGACAGGGGGTGGTCTTTAGAAAAAGCCCTAAATGAGCCAATGAAGAAATGAGAGTTTTATTAACAAACAGACAGCAAGCTCACGCGGTTGTTAATGAGGCTTATGTAAAAATTAAAGAGCAGCTACAGGCAGGTAAGCGGCTAGTCCTAACGCTGACAGAGGAAACCCGCAGCACGGAGCAAAACGCGAAGATGTGGGTCACTCTGGGCGAGATAGCCAATCAGGTGGACTGGTACGGCCAGAAGCTCACGGCAGAGGAATGGAAGTGGGTTCTATCCGCAAGCCTGAAAAAGCAGAGAGCAGTTCAAGGGATAGATGGTGGATTTGTGGTGCTAGGGCAGTCAACATCAAAGATGACCATTGCGGAAATGTCGGAAATGATTGAACTAGCGATAGCGTTTGGAGCGCAACAAGGTGTAATTTTTAAGGAGTGAATCATGTTTGGATTTATTGAATCTTTGGCTAAGGCCGCAACCGTAGTTGTTACAGCTCCCGTTGCTGTCGTGGCTGATGTGGTGACATTGGGAGGTGCATTGACCGACAAGGACAAGCCCTACACCGCAGAAGCATTGGGCGACTTTGTGGACAACCTGAAAAACGCTACAAATCCAGATAAATGACAGCCCGACCTAAATTCCAATACGTGCGCAGCAAAAAGCTAATGGAGGCATACCGCACAATTCCATGCCAGCATTGCGGACGCGATGACGGTACGGTGTGCGGGGCGCATTCAAATTGGTCAAGTGATGGAAAGGGCAAGGCTATCAAGGCAAGTGATGACAAATGCGCCAGTCTTTGCAGCCGATGCCATGCCGCACTTGATCAAGGCTACACACTAAGCGCACAGGAAAAGCGCGTGCTCTGGACAGCAGCACACCAGAAAACAGTAGATGAACTGACTAAACGAGGGCTATACACATGTTAGACACGGAAAAAGAGGTATGCAAAAACATCCTAGACCGCCAGCAACTAGGGCTTAAAAAATACGGGCGCACGGTGGCAGGAAATCCGCTGATTCAAGAGATGGACAAGAATGCGTAAATCTTGCAAGCGCAAAATCTATCAACTGATGAACCCAATTAGCCTAGCGATAGAGGGAGCCGCAATCACGACGGACGACAAACTAGCCGAGCTACAGCGAGGAGAAGTCGCAATGCTTGACGCACTGATAAACGGCACTGACGATATGACAGGCTTTTATGGGCTATGCGCCATGCTCGGAATTGCTGAGACAATGGCCCGTAACGGGATAGGCCCGGAGGTTATGGAGTCGTGCAAGGTGGCAGAGTATTCGCTAACCAAGCTGAAAAATCGATACGACAAGTGGGGAAAGTGGGACATAACACCGGGCGAAAAGAACTCGCTAAGGGATTTGATGGAATGGCACCACTTACAAAGGACAAGCGTAAGCCGTGGGGAGTATGAACGGTTTATTTTGAACGCAACCAACAGAATGAAAAGCAGAGCGCCGGAGGTAACGGTTTTATGAGCAAACACTTTTATTTGAATGGAATGTAAATGCCATACCAAGACAAGGCCAAAAAATCAGAGAATGGGAAGGCTTATTACGCTGCAAATAAAGACAGAATAAATGCAAGAAACGCAGCATATAGGGCATTGCATCTTGACGAAGAACGAGAAAGACAGATCGCATGGAGAAAAGAAAACAGAGCCAGAAGCAATGCAATAAAAGCAAAGTACAAGGCCGCAAACCCAGAAAAAGTAGCATTACAAGCAAAGAAAGAGCGCGACATTCTGACTGATGGCTATGTAAGGAAAAAAATAGCGCAGGTTTATGCGATACCTAAATCGCAGATACCAGGGTCTTTGGTTGACGCTCATCGTGAATTATTGAAACTCAAAAGGGAGATTTGGAAATGCAAAACTGTGACGAACTAAGGGCAGAGCTGGCATCAACGTTTGCCAAACTAAAGGCGGGTGAAATTAAGCCTACAGAGGCCGCAGAATTGGCAAATATTGCAGGGAAAATGATAGGAAGCGCCAAGGTTCAGGTTGAATACTACGTATTACGCAAAGAGTCGCCGCGAATCAACTTCTTAGAGGCTACGCCTTGCCTTGATAAACTGGGGAGCGCGAAATGACACGCCAATGCAGTTCATGTGGTGGTTTTTGCAAAAAATCAGGATGCGAACGTGTAAATGAACCAATTATTACCAGTTCAGATGTAATTGCGAGCCTACAAATGGCGCTATCTCAAGCAGAATCAATGATTGAGCGACAGCAACATGTCATGAGTCGCGCCATTGATGCATGGGACTCAACTACTCACCAGAAAAATGGAGATGGTCGCCTTTGGCAGTGTATGGAAGAATTGCGCGGTGAATTGATAGCGGGAAAATAACAATGAGCAAGCAACAAGTCTATGAACTCATGGAGCAGGGCATAACCTGCCGCAAAGAGATATCACAGCGCACGGGACTGACCCGAAAGCAGGTAAACGGCGCACTCGCGCAGCTATACCGCAACAAGCGAATCAAGCCTAAGGAGACGCTAACCATACGTGGTAACCCGTATCACGTTTTTGAGGTGAATAGCGGATTTAAAAAGCACATTTTTGACGGGGTGAACTCAATTTTTAACGTGGGGGCTGTATGAACGACGAAGAACTGCAAGACGCAGAGCTAGACGCGCTTTTGTCTGGTGGGCTGTTTGTGGTGACTGTAGCGTTTGCTGTGGTTGGTGCGATTATTTTGATGAACCTAGGGTAAACCCCTATACGCAGACGCAAAAGCAGGCCCGATAATTGAGCCATCAACAACGCAACCGGAGAGAAAAATGGCAATCACAATCAACAACGCAGCGACCCTCATTGCAGATATTGACCCATCACTGTCTGTAATATGGCTAAACAATCCATTCCAGCGCCATAACATCGTTACGGCTTTCCATGCTTCGCTGAGCAAAAGCAAGTATGCAGCAATGGCCGACCGCATTGCCGTAATGCTGCGATCTGCTATTGATGCAGATACTGCAAAATAATCCAAGGGCTTCGGCCCTTCTGTTAAAATAGAACAAACTAGGCGGCTCATTCTCTCCCTCCGGTAGTCTCAATCCTAGACTAGACAATTTTCACAAGTGCAATCGCTCCGAGCCTGTGTTTTGAGACGAGCGAAAGCATTAAAAGCGGTGAGCCTTAATACATAACCGCAATTGTGAGAATGGATACATCAAGCAAGCTAACGCATTTAGGCCGGTAACTAGAAATCAAGTCCGGGTTAAAGAAAGCAAGGCTACCTCATTGCGGGGCTTACTTGATGAACTATGAACCAAGCCCCTTGGCATCAATTCAGATGCAGCTAAAGTAACAGGGGGTTTGATTGATGGTTAAGCGCAACGGCGGGCGGTATTAAACCACTGCCTTCTAAGCGTAGGGTAGGGGAGTCTCTGCCGCCATCACACAAAAGCACAATCCGGAGAAAGCATGAAAGTTCCGCCTCAATACATGCTGGTAAGCGATGCATTCTATAAAGCAATGCAGAACGCCATAAAAGAGCAAACAGCGCGGGAGCAAGTATGCACTCCGTTTGGGCTATGGACGCTTTTCCCGTCATTGTGTAAGCGTTAGCACAAAGCACAACCCATGCCTATAATTGGCTATCACGGAAAACCCGAGGTAAGCATGGCATTCAATCAAGACAAAGCAGACGAGGTATGTATCCTCCTAGAGGATGGCCTAAGCCTCCGCAAAGCAGCGGAAAAGGTGGGTGAATCAGCTAGGACTATCCTTAATTGGACGAAAGCTAATCCCGCATTCCTTACACAATACACGCGAGCAAGGGAAATCGGCTATCTGCAATTGGCAGACGAAATCCTAAACATCTCCGATGAGTACCAAGTAGAGGTAAAGCACAACGGGGAAGATAAGACTATCGACCTGAGTGCAACGGCTGTAGCCCGTAACCGCCTGAGAGTGGATACACGCAAATGGATGCTCTCTAAGATGCTGCCAAAGGTCTACGGCGATAAACTGGAATTGACCGGCGACGATACGAACCCGCTCCAAGTCGTAACTAAGGTGCAGTTCGAAGTTGTCCACCCTAAAACTTAAAGTACCGGCAAAGCTAGCCCCATTACTCCAGCCAAAACGCTACAAAGGCGCATACGGTGGGCGAGGTGGGGCTAAGTCGCATTTCTTCGCTGAACAGATCGTATGCCAAGCCCTGACAGGTAAGCGCATCGTTTGTCTGCGTGAGGTGCAAATCTCCATTAAGGAATCCGTCAAGCAGTTGATTGTGGACAAAATCATAGGCATGGGCCTAGATTCACAGTTCGAGATTCTTGAATCAGAGATACGAGGGCCGCACGGTAGCCTAATCATCTTCAAGGGCTTGCAGTCATTCAACGCTGCGAACATCAAATCGCTGGAAGGTTTTGATATTGCATGGGTAGAGGAAGCACAGACCCTCAGCCAGCACTCGCTAGACCTGTTACGCCCGACAATCCGCAAACCCGGCTCTGAGTTGTGGTTTAGCTGGAATCCCCGTTACAAGACTGACGCAGTAGATAAGTTTTTCCGCAAAGACAAGCGAGACGATGCTATCTGCATCATGATTAACTGGTACGACAATCCGTGGTTCAAAGATACGCCACTCTATGCGGATATGCTGGCAGACTTTGAAGCAGACGAGGATAAAGCCGAGCATGTGTGGAATGGCGCGTATGGTTCAAGCCAAGGCGCTATCCTTGCGAAGTGGGTAGGACAGGCAGAGCGAGAGGGGCGAATCCATGATGGCGTGGAGTACGACCCAGAAGGGCCAAAAATCGTCATATCGTCTGACCTTGGTTTCAGGGATACAACGGCGTGGTGGTTCTGGCAAGCAGCTCCGGGCGGGTTTAACCTTGTGGACTACACGCAGGGTAACGGCATGGACGCCGATGATTGGATACCCGAGCTTAGAGATAAGCTGGCCGATATTGGTGGGCGCAACTGCTTAGGCAAGATATGGCTACCATCAGACGCACGGGCTAAGACGTTTCAGAGCAAGCATACGGCGGTAGAACGATTCATTGCGGCATTCGGGCATGACAAACTAGCCATAGTCCCACAATCGCGCAAGTCTGACCAGATCGAGGCCGCACGGACAACAATCAAGAAGTGCGCTTTTCATAAGACCAAGTGCGAGGAAGGGATAGACGGGCTATTAGCGTGGGAGTTTGTCTACAACGAGGAATCGGGAGTATTTAGCCGTGAGCCTAACCACAATTGGGCGTCTCACCCCTCCGATGGCTTCGCTTACGGGTGCCAAGTAATGTCGCAAGTTCAGCCAAAAGAACCCGAAAAACCCGCAGAATTTGCCATAAAAGGGCAGAATGGGCGCATAATCACGCAATCCCTAGACAAACTCTGGGCAGAAACCACTACAAAGCGCGAGAGGTTCTAATGAGTACCCTAACAGTAACAAGCGGCGCGGTTCTTTTGGGAATAGGCGCTATTCAGCCTACAGACACATACCAAAACGGCGTATTGACTTCTGCCACTGGTGGACTAAATCGCGCAGTTCCCGCAGGTGGCGACGAATACTCCAACGGTCTATTGCGCACTGATGCAGGCCAGCTACGGTACGTTGACGCAACCGCAGGACTGCCAGCCGGTACAACGTGGACTAACGGCCTGCCCTTGTCTGGTGGCGCTTTGTGTATCTCTACCAATGCCGCCTCAACCTATTCAAACGGCATCCCCTTTGCCGCTAACGGCGCAGTAGCCGCAGGACTCATCCCATGATGGAAGAAATCAACCCCGTAGACGAGCATCGCCGCTGGACGCAAGAGCTAAAACTGGCTCAGGACGAAGACAAGAAGTGGGCAAAGCGTGGAGACAAAATCGTTAAGCGCTATCGTGATGAACGCCAAGGCTGGAGCGATTCAGGCAAGCGATACAACATTCTCTGGGCAAACATTCAGACGATGCTGCCTGCCTTGTATGGCCGCACTCCCCGCGCACAGGTGGAGCGCCGATGGAAAGACAAAGACCCCGTAGGCCGCACAGCTTCGGTTATATTGGAGCGAGCACTTCAATACGAGATTGACCACTATGGTGACTTCGATAACACGAATAAACATGCGGTACTTGATCGGCTATTGCCGGGACGTGGAACGGCGTGGGTACGATTTGAGACGAAGGAAGTGGCGGAGCCAGAGGTAATCGAGGAGCCAGTAGAGGATGTAATGGGCGAACAGCCCGATATGACCTACGAATGCACTCCCACTGACTACGTCTTCTGGAAAGATTTTCGCTGCTCTCCGGCTCGCACATGGGATGAAGTTACTTGGGTGGCCCGTCGCATTTACATGACCCGTGGAGACGGTGTTAAGCGCTTCGGAGAAGACTTCAAAGAAGTACCCCTAGCGCATGAGCCTATCGGACTGGATGACCTGAGCAAAGCAGGTGCAAGCCAAGCCGAGCAGGAAAGTCTGAAAAAAGCAATTGTTTGGGAAATCTGGAGCAAGGGCGACAAGCGGGTTCATTGGGTGGCCGAGGGCCATAACAAGCTATTGGACAGCAAGGAAGACCCCTACGGGCTAGATAACTTCTGGCCTTGCCCTAAGCCTCTGTTTGCTACCCAGACGACAGACACGCTAGTCCCCGTCCCTGATTACGCGCTCTATCAAGACCAAGCCGAAGAAATCGATATGTTGACGCAGCGTATCGGCATGCTGACTGAGGCGTTGAAGGTCGTAGGGGTTTTCGACGCCAGCCAGCCAGCTATTGCGCGAATGCTGAATGAAGGTGTAAACAATACCCTGATCGGCGTAGATTCGTGGGCGGCGTTTGGCGAGAAGGGTGGACTGAAGGGGACTGTAGACTTCCTGCCGCTTGAACAGGTTGTAAACGCTCTGGCCCACTGCTACACAGCCCGAGAGCAGGCGAAGCAAGTGGTCTACGAGGTTACCGGACTGTCAGACATTATCCGAGGCGCTTCTATGGCCTCCGAGACAGCTACAGCCCAGCAGATTAAGAGCCAATACGCATCTCTCCGTTTGAAGCGCATGCAGACCGAAGTAGCGCAATTCTGCTCCGAGTTGCTGCGCATTAAGGCCCAGATGATGTGCGACCTGTACAGCCCTGAGAGCCTGATAGAGATGTCCGGCATCATGGGGACTGACGACGCGCCTTATGCCGAGCAAGCGATTGCACTGATTAAACAAGAGCCTTCCCGTTCATTCCGCATTGAAGTTGCCGCTGATTCGCTGGTAGAAATGGATGAGATTGGCGAGAAGCAAAGCCGCACGGAGTTCATGACTGCCTTCGGCGCGGTTCTACGTGATGCCGTGCCAATGGTGCAAGCTGCCCCTGAGATGGGCGCTCTAGTGGGCGAAGTTCTGCAATTCGTTGTCCGCACGTTCAAGGGTGGGCGTCAATTGGAGAATGTTTTGGAGACAACCATTGCCAAGATGAACGAGCCTAAGCCCCCAGCACCGCCACAACCAGACCCCGAGCAGATCAAAGCCGAGGCCGCTATGCAGTTGGAGCAAGCAAAGCAATCCGCAATGGCGCAAACTGAGCAATTTAAAGCCCAGAACGCGCAAGCCATCGAAGCCGCGAAGATGCAACACGCCCTAGAGCTGGAGCAGATAAAGCAACAAGCCGAAACGGAACGCGCCCAGATGCGTGCCCAGATCGACGCAGACACAAAGCTGCAAATCGCCGCAATGAATGCTCAAGCCGCTGAAAAACCCGCTATTACTATGGATGTAGACGGGAAAGAGCAACTAAACGCAGTGGGTGAGGAAGTTAAGGCTATGGCGTCTCAAGCTGTGGCAGGGGTGGACACGCAAGTCCAAGCAATCACGCAGGCAATGGCGATGCTCGCAGACGCTGTGCAACAAATGAACCGACCTAAGCGCCGCATGGTAGAGCGTGGGCCTGATGGCCGTGCAATCGGCGTTATTGAAATCAACGAGGGCGAATAATGGCTGATAACTTAAATCTAAACACTGGAAGCGGCCCAACAAAGAGCCGCGCTATTGACCGTGGAAGTGATGTATTCACGCAGGTAACGCAGATTGACATTGGCGGCGCGTCTGGTGAATCTTTGGTTAGCGCTGCTAATCCAATGCCTATAAGCAGCCAAGCTAGTTATGTTGAGGATACTCCACACGTATCTGGTGCAATTGGCAACCTAATGCTGGCAATCCGCTCGGATAGCGATGCAGTAACTGCGGATAATGGAGATTACACAATTTTGAAACTGGATGAGGAGGGGCGCTTAAAGGTATCCAGCAAGCCCTCCAGTTACCCCGACATTACAGGCGACATTACCGCAGTGCAGGCAACCATTGGAACGCCAGTGGCTGGCGGCACTGTATCTGGTGACGTTTCCCGTGCGTCTAACGTGATGATGTTTTGCACTGGCACGTTTTCTACAATTAACGTGACGTTCGAGGGTTCGATTGAAGCTACGGGCGATACAAACTGGTTTGGTGTCCAAGCTGTGCGGTCTAACGCAAACACCATTGAAACAGCAACGGGTAACCTTTCCGCGCAACCTGCCTATGGATGGGAGCTATCTGTCAACGCATTAAAGCGGGTTCGGGTGCGCTGCACAGCCCGCACATCTGGAACGCAATCATGGCGCTTTGTGCAGGGAACTTACGCCACCGAGCCAATCCCTGCCGCGCAGGTGTCAGCAACTCAGCCAGTGAGTGGGTCTGTTACCGCAACGCTTGCCGCCGCCGTAGTGCGGGCGGGCTTTGTCGCCGCGGCTGGTATCTGGTACGACGACAGCGCCACAGTGCTTGCAGCCTTAGCCACATTCACAGGAACAAGCCGCGACTTGACCGTAACCGCTACCGCCACGGCTATGGCAAACGCTGCCACGTACAGCAAAGAGGTGCGGGTATCAGCGGAGTCTGACCAGTCCGGCACGCTTTGGGTAGAGTTCTCCCGAGATAACACCAACTGGCGCAGGGCAAAGTCAGCACCGACTGCAGCCGTTACAGGCGGTGGGCAGTTTGCCGAGATCATATTCCGCCCCAGTTGGCGCTACATGCGCGTGGGATTCACCAACGGCGCAACGCTGCAAACCCGCTTTTCTATCGGCTCTATGTTGATTGCGAACTAATCATGCCAGACTTCCCAATTTGCCCACTTTGTAAGCAGCCGGTAAACACCAACACGGATGCGCACATTACTGAAACTGACGGCACGGTAAAGCACCACGAATGCCCAACCGCTAATGACCCAGTAGCTGATGACCCTGCGGTTGATGAAGATGATGCCTAATGCTTGATCTATTTCGCACATTACTAGAAGGCGGTGACACTCCGGTAGTGGAGGACACGCCCGATGGGTATTGGTACAAGCAATGGGAAAAGCTGCACAAGAAAAAACCAAAGCTAGAGGAAGTAATCGAGTTAGTCAAAGAGCGACCAGCTACAGCCCTAGCCGAGGTAAAAGAGGCAGTAAAGCGCGAGTATCCCCGCATCGACTACACGCAAGTTGCGCGTAATGCTGAATTGCAGCGATTTATAGCCCATCAGATACTCATTGCTTTAGAATTGCGCAGAATCGCAGACGATGAGGAAGATATAGAAATCTTGATGCTGCTATGAAAACAGACAAAGAGAAATGGCTAGAACTCTGGAACCTTTCAGGGGAAGAAGGCGAGCGCCAATGGCAACTAAAGCAAGAGATGCATGCTAGACCGCCTCGGGTCAATTACGTCATTCCAGATATTGGCGGGTATCAGTCTCAGGCAACGGGCGAATGGATTAGCTCTCGCTCCGCACATCGCGCACATCTTAAACAACACGGGCTTATAGAACTCGGCAACGAGCGAATTAAGCCACCAGAGCAAAAACCAGACCCGACAATCAAGCGGGACATTATCAACGCCGTTAACTCGGTAATGGGGTAAATCATGGCAGGTTCAGCGACTATTACGGGCACTCAAAATTATGTGATGGGTATTGGGCATCCGAAGACGGAAACTACTACCGAAGCGCCTCCGGCGATGGTGGTAACCGATCCCCTCACCGGAGGGATGGCAGGTATCACTGGCCCTGACGGGAAGCTCTATTCCGTAGGTGGACAGCGCACAACTCCGTTGCGTGTTGCTACCTTTGGCGACTCCACGGCTAACGCTGGCGGGGTTCGTTCTGTCACCAACCAAGACACCGCACAAGCGGTTAATGCAAATTGGGGCGCAACGTTTTCCGGTGGACTCACATCAGACCGATATGCACTTGACCGAGCATATCCACAAGCCTATTTGGTTATCAACGGTGGTATTACTGGTCAAAGCACAACCCAAATGCTTGCCCGTGACACGCTGGGAGCATCCATCACCCGCCGCGCCATCACTGACGTAATCAACGCTGCGCCAGATGTTGTCCTGTTTCACGGTGGTTCAATTAACGACCTCGGAACCGTTACAACTGGCACCCTTGCTGCACAAGTTGCAACCACCTACGCAAACCATATCCTGATTATTCAGCGATTCATTGCCGCAAAGATTCCGGTCATTGATGTTGGCATTTACGGATTTACCAACGGCTCCGCAATCACCGCAACCGACCAAGCTGCAACCCGTTCCGCACTGGTGCAACTAAATAGACTGTATGCAGCCTATGCCGCTCAATACCCACAGTGGATTCGCTTTGTGCCTGCGCTTGGCATCGTGTCGGATTCGACCGGCGCCTATCTGCCTGGAATGTCCACGGATGGCACCCACTTGAACCGTGCAAGTCAATTGCTCATGTCGCAGCAAGAGGCATTAGCCTTGACGCAGCTATTTGGCCCAAGCGCAAAATGCCGCTACCAAGGCCCCAACCTGTTCACCAATGCGCTGTTTGCCAATGCCACAGCAAGTTTGGCTACCGGCATCACCACGGGCGGCACCAACACAACCCCTGGCAACAATCAAATCCAAATCATCAATGGCGCTGTATGGCAAACCGTTGACTACACAATTAACGCCACCAGCAACAGTTCCACCCTGAACATTGCCTACACACCGCAAAGCTATGGCCTTACTGCTGGCGACTTGGTGGGTATGGAGGTGGACATTCTGATTCAGGGCTTGAACGGTTATTCACCCACGGTCACTGGCCTGACCCTGCGTAATTCGACATTCTTCACGGGTGGCGCATTCCGCACCGAAAGCGACATGATGGCTGGCGCAGCCAACGGTGAGCAAATCTCGTCGTATATCGGGCACATCAATTTCCCGCCGATGTTGTTTGGTGTGTCGTCGTCAAGCCTTGGAAGCAATAGCTCCATTTCCTTGAACGTGCAGACCAATGACACATCAGGGACTATCCGCTTGGGCTACTCCAACCCGCGCATCGTCAAGCTGAATAACCCAACGGTGGTAGATCAAGGCTCTGCAACTCTGGTTGCTGGCACTGTGACCGTTGCAAACACCAACGTCTTCCCAGGTGCTGAAATTGTGGTGACTTGCATCACCCCAGGCGGCACCCCAGGCGCTTTGTTTGTCGGAACGATTACAGCAGGCACCAGCTTTGTCATCAACTCGACCAACGCGGGTGACACCAGCATAGTGCGCTGGGAAATTCGCGGGTTTACTGGTTAATCCCCTCAGCACGAAGATTCATCAACCACTAGGAAAACCCTATGTCAGACCTCCGCTCCGCACTCGAATCCGCTTTTGAAGAAAAAACGGACGATATTTCCCAGAATAATAGTGTAGTAAATACGCCTGAGCCCGTAACTGAGGACAAACCCTTAGAGACAAGCGCCGAGCAACGTGCTAGGGATGAGGCCGGACGATTTGCGGCAAAAGAGAAGGCACCAGAACCTACGCCACCAGTAGAGGAAGCAAAGCCAATCAAGGCTCCTTCAAGCTGGAAGCCTGCCGCACAGGAGGCCTACCTAAAGGCAGAGCGAGGCGAAGCACTGACGCCCGAAGAAGTGCGGATTCTGACCAACGAGGCAAACCGGCGAGAGTCTGACTTCCATCGAGGCGTGGAAGAATTTAAAACCCACGCGCAGAAGGCCCGAGCATACGAGGCAGTAATTGCACCTTATCAGCAGACATTCCAAAGTCTGGGAGTGGACGCGCCTACAGCTATCGGTCATCTATTGAAGGCTGACCATACACTGCGATATTCTGACCCCGCAACTAAAGCGCAGTATTTCCAGCAACTCGCGCAACAGTACGGGGTTAACTTGGAGCAGATCCAAAATCCCCCGCAATATGACCCGCAAACCCAGTATTTGATGCAGCAACTAAATGAATTGCGTCAAACTCAGGCACAGTGGCATAATTCAATTCAACAGCAAGAGCAAACCCGCGCTAATCAAGAGTTAGAGCAGTTTTCTCAGGCTGGGAACGCACACTTCGAGGCTGTGCGTGGTGATATGGCAGATTTGCTGGAGACCGGCAAAGCCACATCACTGCAAGATGCCTACGAGAAGGCTGTTTGGATGAATCCAGACATCAGGCAATCCCTGATTGAACAGCAACGGTCTGAAGCTCAGAAAAAGGCAATGGCAGAAGCCCAAAACCTACGCGCAAAAACTGCGGCAGTATCGGTGAAGGGGTCTAGTCCTAGCGCTGGCGGTGTACAGACTAATGGAAGCGACTTACGGTCTTTGATCGCAAGTCAATTTGGCTAATCAATCTTTAAGGAACCTGAATCATGGCCTCTTTTGCCAATTTGAGCGATATCATCTCCACCACCATTCAGAGCCGTTCCGGTACTCTGGCTGACTCGGTGACCGAAAACAATGCCCTGCTTGCCAAGCTGAAAGAGCGCGGCAACGTTAAGCCCTTCTCGGGCGGTAACGTGATTTTGCAGGAACTGATGTACAACGACGCGTCCACCCAGAACGCATCCTCGTACTCCGGTTACGACACAATCGACATTACCCCTAACAGCCCTATCAGCGCCGCTCAATTCGATTTGAAGCAATACGCTGCCGCTGTGTCTATCTCTGGCCTTGAACAGCTCCAAAACGCTGGCAAAGAGCAGATCATTGACATGCTGGAAGGCCGTGTGCAAGTGGCTGAAGCTCAGTTGATGAACCAAATCAGCGCAGGCGTGTACTCTGACGGTACCGGCAACTCTGGTAAGGACATCACCGGTCTGGCCGCTGCTATCTCCACTGCTCCCACTTCGGGCACCTACGGTGGTATCAACCGCGCCACTTGGTCTTTCTGGCGCAACGTGGCGTTTGACGCTACGACCGATGGCGGCGCGGCTGCTACCTCTGCCAACATTCAAAGCTACATGAACCGTGTGGCTGTGCAGTTGGTTCGTGGTACTGATCGCCCTGACATGATCGTGGCTGATAACAACTACTACCGCCTGTTCCTTGAGAGCTTGCAAGCTATCCAGCGTGTGACTTCTGAGTCCTCCGCTGCTGCTGGCTTTACCTCCATCAAGTACATGGGCGCAGGCTTGAACTGCGATGTGTATCTGGACGGTGGTATCGGTGGTTCTATCCCCACAAACCGCATGTACTTCATTAACTCGAAGTTTTTGTTCCTGCGCCCACACCGTGACCGCAACTTCGTGCCAATCGGCGGCGACCGTCAGTCTGTCAACCAAGACGCAATTGTGCGCCTTGTAGGTTGGGCAGGCAATCTAACATGCAGCGGATCCCAATTTAATGGCGTCCTTGCTGATTGATAGTGATTGGGGCTTCGGCCCCTTTCCAAAACATTGAAAGGAATTAAATCATGGCTGCTCCATTTAACACCATCCCCACCGCTGGCGCTGACTTCAACACTATCACCACTGCGGCTGACGCTGCTGCCGGTAAAGTGCTGGATGCGCGTCTTGGCACTATTGCTCACGGCTCCAATGGACGTTTTTTCGTGTATGGCCGCGCTAATGCGACCATTGCGGCATCTACGGCTGTATGTACCGTTAACACTACTACCTTCTTGGTAACTGCTACTGGTGGCTCTTATCTGTCTCCCGCTGTTGCAATGGCTACCGGCGATTACGGATGGTTCTCCAAAGCAAGCGTTTAACGCTTAGAATCGGGAGGCCCTTCGGGGCCTTCCTCTTATCAACTCTGAAAGCAATCAAATGAGCAATCCTCATCTCGAATCGCACGTTTTCGTTACTATTTACCAAGACGCCGTAGAACTGAAAGCGGAGTCTGAAAAGGCTGGACGCCCTATTTTTAAGGATATCCCATTTATCCGTATCACCATTCCCGGCGATACAAACAACATCATTGAGCGCAAACTTACTGAGCAAGACAAACACAAATACCCCCGCGCATGGGCTGAGTACGAGCGCGGCGAGACCCAAGGCTTTACCGGTACGCCCTTGGAGCAGTGGACGCAGATTACCCGCGCACAGGTCAAAGAGTCCAAGTATTTTGAGTGCCACACTGTAGAGCAGCTCGCCGGACTGACTGATAACCATTGTCAAAAAATGGGCATGGGCTTTCGTGAACTTCGCGAGAAGGCCAAGGCTTATTTGGGTGTCGCAGAATCCACCGCAGCGGCAACAGCTCAGGCACTGGAAAACGAGAAACTGCGCCAAGAGATGGCAGAGCTTCGCGCCATGATCGCAGAAGGCGCGGACAAGAAAGTGGGACGCCCACGGAAAGAAACGGCTGAAACATGACACTAATCCAGCTTATCCAACAAGTATGCGATGAACTCGCAATCAATCGACCCACTGTTATCGTGGACACGACTGACCCGCAGACACGTCAAATGTCTGCATTGTTGTATCGGCTGGGTAACGACCTTGTAAAGCAGTTTGAGTGGCAGCGGCTGAATAAGGAGTACATCCTTCAGACCGTGACAACGCCACGCAAGTAACAATGAACATGCCATCCACGGCTTCAGGCACTGTGACGCTGCAATTCTCTCAGGTGCAATACAACCTGCCCTCAGATTGGGATAGGGAGATTCCGCAGACTGAGTGGGACAGAACAAACCGCTGGCCTTTGATGGGGCCACAGTCCGCGCAGGATTGGCAGTCGTTCAAGTCCGGTATTGTGTACGCTGGCCCCCGTGAGCGATTCCGTATTCTTGGCAACACCTATGCAATCAATCCTCCACCGCCTAACGGACTGGTTTTTGGTTTTGAGTATATTTCTAAGGCATGGATTTACTCTGCTGGCGGCGTGGCTCAGACAGCATTCGCTTCTGACAGTGATACCTTTATCTTCACTGACAGCCTTCTTATTACTGGCCTCAAAACACAATGGAAAATGGCTAAGGGATTGGATGCCAGTTTTGACCTAGCAGAATTCCGCAGTCTTTTGGAAAGCAACAAAGCGCAGGATAAGAGCTATCCTAAATTGTCACTTTCCCCTGTTGGAAGTACCGTATTGATGACCACAATGAACCTACCCGATGGCGGGTTCGGAGGAATCGTCTAATGGACAAACAAGCCATCATCAAAGCACTGCGAGACACAACACAAAGCGCGTCTAACTCAGTCGCTGAGACTGCATCGCTTCCTATTGACGCCATAACATGGGCACTTCGTAAAGCTGGCCTAGACATTAAAAACCCTGTTGGCGGCTCTGATTGGATGGCCCAAAATGGACTAACCACTCCAGTGCAGGAAGGCGTGCCAAAGATGGCGGGTGAAGTTATCGGCAACCTACTGCCCACAATGGCGCTCACCAAGGTTATGAAATGAAAGCCACAGCAACATCCATACCCGCATGCGTTGGAGGATTGAACGATAGAGACGGTATCGCAGAGATGCCGCCTAGTGATGCTGTCATTCTCGAAAACTGGTGGCCGTATCCCTCTTACCTTGGAATCCGCAAAGGCAGTAGCTCACACGTTACCGGACTGCCTTCTACCGTCGAAACGCTTGTAGAGTATCTGCCCACTACGGGCGGCTCCACCCTTTTCGCAGCGGCTGGCACTTCGTTCTACAACGTCACCACGGCAGGCGCGGTGGGCGCAGCGGTACAGACTGGCCTAGCCAATGCAAGGTGGGAACATGCCCAGATCACGACACCGGGCGGTTCTTTCCTATATCTTGTTAACGGAGTTGATAAGCCTCGTTTGTGGAATGGCACAGCATGGACTTCGATTGACGGGGTTTCTACTCCGGCGATCACGGGTGTAACCACAACCCTCCTAGCCCATGCGCAGCTATTCAAAAACCGGCTTTTCTTCGTGGAGAAAAACTCCATGCGGGCTTGGTATCTGCCGGTTAACTCCGTGGGCGGCGCGGCTTCGCAACTTGACCTTGGTTCGGTTTTCCGTCTGGGTGGCTTTATCCAAGCCTGCTACACATGGACAATTGACGCCGGTTCGGGTTCGGATGATCATTTTGTGGTGCTGTCTAGTAACGGGGAAGTGGCTGTCTACTCAGGGGCAG